CGAAAACATGGAAGATGGATACACAAGATTTATAATGGAAGAAGCATTAACAGAAGATGAAGAAGATATGCTTATGTCCAAACTAGAACAAGATGAGGAACTAGCTATGCTATTTGATAAAGTCATAGACGTTGCTCAAGAATTTGCTGGAGCTGGTCCTGTTGAAGGTCCGGGTTCAGGAGTCTCTGACAGTATACCTGCTAGGTTATCTGATGGAGAATTTGTCTTTACTGCAAAAGCTGTAGAAGAAATCGGAGCTGATAAATTAATGGCTATGATGAAAGACGCTGAAGCTAAAGCAGATGAAAGACAACCGCTTCAAACTGGTGGAGCAATAGGAGAAGAAGAAACTATGGCTACTAAAACTCCAATGACTGAACAAGTTATTAGAGTTGAAAAAGGTCCACAGACTGAACAAGTAGGTGTAGGTGGTTCTCTCCTTGATTCTGTACGTGAAGAAGAAAATCCTCTTTATGAGGAAATGGCTTTTAAACGTCCACCGGTACATGGAGCAGGATATGGAAGATAAAGCTACCTGAATTAATTACTCAGCCCTTTATCATAATAATAACCGAAAGGCTACCTTTACAAGAACAAGCCCTGCATAGTCGACAATAGCAGCTACCTTGTTAAACGAAGCCCTGAGTAGGAGAATAGAAAATGACTAATACAGTCCAAAAAGAGGATACGCCAAATCCTTATAATGCAAAAAAATCATGGCACCAAGGTGAAGATAAACCTTTTAAATCTGCAGATGATGGTCTCTTTTTTGAAGAACCAACTGACAGAAATAAATTGTTTGATACCAACGACATAACTGAAGTGAATGCTGAAGGAAGTGTTAGACAAGAAAATTTGGAAATTGAAAAGGATACTCCTTACAAAAAACCAGATTACAAAAAAAGGTATGACGATTTAAAAAAACATTATGATGCAAAACTTAATGAGTTTAAAAGCAGAGAAGAAGAGTTATTAAATCAGGTAAAACAACCTGAATATAAAGCTCCAAAAACTGAAGAAGAACTCGAAAGATTTAAAAATGATTATCCTGATGTTTATGAAGTTGTAGAAACAGTTGCACATTTACAATCGGAGTCTAAAGCAAAAGTTCTAGAAGAACGCCTTAGTAAACTCCAAGAGAGAGAAAATCAACTGATACGACAAGATGCAGAAAAAAGGTTAATGGAAAGACATCCTGATTTTGAAGATATCAGAAACAGTGACGACTTTCATGGTTGGGCAAAAGAACAGCCTAAGTCTATTCAAGATTGGATATACAATAATGCTGACGATGCTGACCTAGCCTCACGTGCTTTAGATTTGTTTAAAAAAGATTTTGGTATTGAACCTACAAAGACTAAGTCATCTTCTAAACAGACTAGACAATCTGCTGCAGATATGGTTTCTACAAAAACTACAAGTGTAGAACCAAAGCAAAAGAAAGTATGGTCTGAAAAGGAGATTGCTGCTATGAGTATAGATGAGTTTGATAGATACGAAAGTGAAATCAGCGAAGCTATGCAAGAAGGCAGAATCGTAAAGTAAACTATATTAATTAACTTAAAGGAGAATGTATCATGGCTCAATATTTTGAACCCGCAACTGATACCGATGCTAACTTTGCTAACTCCGTAAGTGGACAAAATAATAGTTTCTTCCTACCTTCGATATACTCTAAAAAGGTTCTAAACTTCTTTAGAAAGGCATCGGTAGTTGAAGCTATTACTAACACCGACTATGCTGGTGAGATTTCTGCTTATGGAGACTCAGTAAAGATTATCAAGGAACCTACCATTACTGTGTATGATTACACAAGAGGTAGTGACACAACATCAACTAAACTAACAGACCAAGAGATTACATTGGTTGTTGACAGTGCTAAAGCTTTCAAATTCATCGTAGATGATATTGAAACAAATATGTCACATGTAAACTTTAAAGAAGTAGCTTCAAGCTCTGCAGCTTACTCTTTAAAAGATTCATATGACGCTGCTGTACTTTCTACAATGTTCTCAGGCGTGTCTGCTTCATCACCTGACCATGTCATTGGTGCTGATGCTGCTGCTGGTTCTGCTGGTGTAGGCGAAACAACTGCTTCTGTAGACTTAGGTGTTGCTTCTGAAGTTGACCCTCTAGACTTAATGGCTAGAATGGCTAGACTTCTTGACGACCAATCAGTCCCAGAAGAAAACAGATGGTTCGTTGCATCTCCTGATTTTTACGAAGAACTATCACAAAGTGGTTCTAAGTTATTATCAGTAGATTTTAACGCTGGTCAAGGCTCAATCAGAAATGGTTTAGTTTCAAGTGGAAAATTAAGAGGCTTTGATATGTATAAGTCTAATAACATACCTTCAGTTTCAACTGCTACAGGTCAATGTTTAGGCGGACACATGTCATCCACAGCAACTGCTAACACAATTTTATCAACAGAAGTAATTAGAGACCCTAGTTCTTTTGGTGATATTGTTAGAGGTTTACATGTCTATGGTGCGAAAGTACTTAGAGATGATGCTATGGTTAAAGCTTTCTATACAATTGACTAATAATCAATACGGGGAGGTCTTAATTGACCTCTCCAACTTTTAAGACACAGGGAGATAAAGAATGAAAGGCGATTACAAAAACGACATGGGAAATAAAGCTGCTAGAAGAGAATTAAAATATGGTGGCGGTAAAATGTCAAAAAGAAAAATGTATAAGCATGGTGGTAAAGCTATGAAAAATGCTATGCCAAAAGCTAAACCTTGCTAAAATGAAAGTTAAAGCACCTAAAGGTTATCACTGGATGAAATCCGGTAAAACATATAAATTAATGAAACATTCAGGTAAGTTTGTTAAACATAAAGGTGCAAGTTTAACAGCTAATTTTAAAATTCAAAAGGTACATAAAAAATAATGGCTACTACATATCTAGATTTAACTAACGAAGTATTAAGAGAACTCAATGAAGTTCCGTTGACTGCTGCAAACTTTGG